ACTGCTTTTGGGTTAATATATTATATACTGAAGATACAACATTTCCACTACGATTTTGTATAAAATGAGAAATTGCATCTTGTGAATTATTATAATATTTTTTTATAGTTCCCCAAACTTTGGGTACAACAAAACCCTTACTGTCTTTTCCAACAACAACAACATGATCCCCTTCGGAAAAACCACTATATCCATTTTTATCTAATTGTGCTTCTCGTTTTGCAGGAATCCACTTTACTATCTTTCTTGATGCTTTATATTCATCTCGTAAATCAATTTCTGGTCCAGTTATACTTAATAGTTCTTTATTTCTTCCAACAACACTTACAGTTAATGCAGTGTTTGAAATATTTTTTGCTTTTAGTAAAACATCACCTTCTTGAAAATCTGTATATTCTAAACCACCTGTTCTTTCAAGATAAGCAACAGGTCTATTATTTGATTCGTTATTACGCCCCCCAGGCAACCCCCCACCAGGCTCCCCTAAAGGAGTATCATAAATGTCATAATCATAACCCAATCTTGGCATTTCATTAAAGGGATTAACAACATCGTTATATAACATAACCAACCACCACCAATCAGAAGAACCATAATAATCATGTGCAATAATATCTGGGGTATCACCATGACGAATTGTATAATCTACTGTTGGTCTTTTAGTGAATACATCTTCAAACACAAACTTGAACCGAACAAACATGTCAATCAGCAGTATGTTTTTACCACCTAGTGCTTTAAATTCATAATATGATTTTGGAAATAGTTTAAAATACATATTTTATTATATCCTTGTTAATCAATTCTGACCCGCTATAAACTCGCCGCCGGCGAATTCACTGCTGTCCCCGTGTCTAAGTCTAACTTCCTTAAATGTTAATTCAAGATTAATAAATGCTGGTTTTCCACCACTATTAATACTTAAAAAACCAGCACCAGTATAGTTTGTATTCATTGATTCTATGATACATTTTCCAAAATTATCTATTTTAGATGGACCCTTTTCTGTGTCAGCAACTAATGAAATTGACCACTGTTTTGGAATTTCATAATAAAAAGGACCAGTTATTTTAGGATAAGAATATTTTCTAACAAGTTTAATTATATTTTCTAGTGCCGCGGCATCTTCTGATTCAGTTATTCCCAATTCCCACGATGCAGTAAATGATCTAAAATCTGGTGATTCAAACATTAATTGTTCTCTTGGGTTTAATGATTTTTGGTCCATAAATGCAGTTGTTTGTGCAATGTCACCGAGTACGGGTAAATTTAATCCTTCTGCTGCTCCCCCTGCGGCTTGAACAAGACCGCCCATTATAGTACTCATAAACCCTCCAACATCCGCCACATCGCCTACTTGTCCCCCCATGCTTGCTGCTGCCGCAACAGTTTTTAAATTAATTGTTTTATATCTTTGCCTATCACCAAACAATAATGTGGTTGGTGCTTGTATAAAAAAACTAGCACCCTCTATCGCACTCCCAAATTTATCTTTATCCATCGCACCCAGCCCTATCTCCTCCATGTCATTAACAGGCTGATGTGCTTGCATATGAAACCACACTGGAATCTCAGATTTAGCAACTGTCGGAAATATTGTACTCATTTTTATAGTTCCCCTTGTCTTAAATATATATAAGGGGTTCTAATATGCCATACAAAACAAAATATAAACCCATAAATAAAACAAAATATGTTGGAAACCCAAACAACATAATTTGTAGATCTTTATGGGAAAGGCGTGTGTGTAAATATTTAGACCGCAATAAAAATATTCTCAGATGGGGAAGCGAAGAAATAATAATACCATACTATTCTCCTGTAGATAAAAAGGTACATAAATATTACCCCGATTTTATCGTTGAGAAAAAAAACAAATCTGGAAAAACAGAAACTCTTCTTATTGAAATAAAACCAGAAAAACAAACCAGGCCACCAAAAAAGAAAAGAAACAAAAAATCATATTTAAAAGAATGCTTAACTTATGAAATTAACAAAGCAAAATGGAAATCCGCTGAAAAGGTATGTAAAAACAAAGGTTGGAAATTTCTTATTTTAACAGAAAATGATATATTTCCAAAATAAAAGATACATAATATGAGGAGTTTTATATGCCACATGGAAACATTGTAGATAATTTTGCAGAATTTTTTAACAAAAATCCTTTACATAGGACAAACCGCTATTCAGTAACCTTTACCCAACCAGCACTTCTTGGTGGAGGAACTAAAGAGTTCTATGCGGATAGTGTTGTAGTTCCTGGCAGATCACTTGCAACCGTTGAAAGAAGAAGTTATGGTCCACAAAAAGATTTACCTTATGAAAGATTATTTAGCGGTGATTTAGATATTACTTTTGTTTTAACAGAAGGTGGTTCTGAGAGAGTATACTTTGAAGGGTGGATGAATAAAATAATACTTCCAGCATTAATCTACGACAGGGAAACATCCACAAAAAAGGCAGCCAACTCAATACATCCCAATAGATCAGAATATGTTGGAGAATTAAATATAAAGATGTTGGGATCAGGAGATTGGAGAACACACACAGAAATTGAAGTATATGAAGTATATCCAAAGTCAATAGGAACCATAAACTTATCTCAGGCAGAAGAAAATGAATATGTTAAACTCCCTGTTTCGTTTTCTTTCCGAGAATATGCGATCCGTAGCCAAGCGTACAAAGAAAACAATGAGAAATTAAGCGACTTCGGAGAAGCATTCTAATAAAACTAAAAAAAAAAAAAAATGAATGATATTCATTATTATTAAGGAGAAATATTATGTCTAGAGCAACAGAATTGTTAAGATCAGCAATTCCAAATTATGCAATAACCCTACCATTAAGTAAAGATAAAATAAAATATAGACCATTTTTAGTAAAAGAAGAAAAAATATTACTTCTTGCATTGGAAGAAGATAAAGAAGAAGCAGTATTGGGTGCTATTAAAATTATGATTGAGTCATGTTGTGAAAATATTAATGATGCTGGTGAAATACCTTTACTTGATTTAGAATATTTGTTTTTAAATATCCGTGCAAAATCTATAGGTGATGTTGTAACTCCTGTTATAAATGATCCAGAAACAGGAGAAAGAATAAAGGTTGAAATTGATTTACATAAAATTAAACCAAAAATTAAAAAGGATTTTAGTAATAAAATTAAAATTAATGAGGATGTCGGTGTTTTGCTTAAACCACCAACTCTTAATATGACATACGAAATGCAAAAAAATCCTGAAATGTATTATCATGATAATACAGGTAATTTAACAATTAATGGATTAATGCATGTTTTAAAAAGTTGTATTATAGAAATATACACAAAAGAAGATAGTATTAGTACGGGAGATATGACTGATGAAGAAATATTAGATTTTTTGGAAGTATTAACACCAGAACAATTTTCTAATATAAACGAGTATTTTGATTCAATACCAGAATTATCTACAACAGTCAATTATACTCTTTCAGACGGAACCGAAAAAACCTTCGTTATAAAAGGAATAGAAAATTTTTTCGCATAGCCCTCTCTCATAATACCCTTTTTAGTATGATGACACTAAATTTTCAAATGATACAACACCATAATTGGAGTTTAGAAGATATAGAAAACATGCTGCCGTGGGAGAGGGGAATATACATAAGACAGTTAAAGGCGTGGATAGAAGAAGAAAATCTTAGATTAAAAACAATACAAGGAAAATAAATGGCAAAAAAACCCAAAGATCCTTTAGGCGACTCAACACAAGACTCTTACATAGAGATCCCAGGCGAACTACAACGCCGCGCTGAAGTATTAAAACAACGCAAGGACATGGTGAAGGATATTGCCAAAATCAAGGAAGCGATTGTTGATCGTAAGGGTATGCGTACACCCAAAGCAAGAGCAGAGAGAAGACAAACACTAAGTGATAAAGGAAAAGAAGAACGACTAGAAGAAATAAAAAGTAAATCATTTATAAGACTTCTTGGAAAAGAAATGGTAAGTAGTACATTAGAAAGTACTAAAAGTATCATATCAATGATACCTGGCGCTGATATGATAGGCAGAGCCCTACAAGAAAGAAAAAAACAACGAGAGAACTTTGATAAGGCAGAGAAGAAGCATTTTGAGGAAATGGTAGAGCAGTCCCATGAGCGTGCCAAGTCGGAAGCCGAACGGCGAAAAGCAATCGAAGATCAATTGGATGCTGATGAGCGAAAGAGGAAAGAAGACGAAGAACGCGGAAAAGGCGATTACGCCATCCTTGACGATAAAGGCGATGGTAATGGCGTCGATGGATCGGGCGCCGACGATATCACGGATGCCATTCTCACAATCGGGTCAGGAAGTCCCCCATATATGGCAACTATGGTAGATCTTCTTGAAGTGATTAAAGAAAAGATGTCATTTATAGCAGACCAGACACCAACCAAACTTGAACAGCGCGAAGAAAAAAATGAAAAAAGAGCCTTACGACGGCGAAATGAAGCAAGAGCAAGACAAGCGGGCGCTGCTGGTGGTGGTGGTGGTGGTGGTGGTGAGGGTGATGAAGAAGGCTGGGGCATCATGGATACTATCTTCGCCGGGCTCATGGGCAAAGAAGTACTGGGTATGGCGGGTAGGGGTGTGAAAAATCGATGGAAAAAGATGGGTGGAGGTACGTCGCGGCTTGGTGGAAGAAGAGGTCGTATGTTAAAAAGCGCACTTGCAGTACTTGGTATTGGTGGAGGCGGGGCTGCGGCCGCCACGATGCTTGGCCCCCCCACACCCGCTGGTCTGGGTAAGCAAGGAACAAAAATGAAGCAGTTGCAAACCAGTCTGAAATCTATAAGAACCGCCCTGGCGACTGCCAGAGCCGTCAGACTCGCAACAGCACCACTTAGAGTGGCCGCGGCGGGGCTGAGTCTTGGACTATCCGAACTAGCGTTCGCAGCAGCCGATCTCGGCGCTACATGGTATATTGATAAAACATTAACAGACGCATATGGATCAGCGTATGCAACAGGTCGGACTCATAAGAAGTTCAAAGCGAAGGACGAAGAAACAGGAAAAGAATATACAAAACTAGTCCACGCAGATACAGGTATGGTTATATCAGATTGGGCAAAAGATCGATTAAATGTCAATGGAACTTCTCCACAAACAAAAACACAAGAAAGAAAAAACATTAAGCGGAACATGATGAAAAATGATCTTGCAGTGAACGAAGCCATGGTACTTCGGGCAATAGGCCACGCAGCCGCTGCGCATGAGAACGATGAGGATCAAGAGGCCAACATGCATCTCCATGCAGCAAAAGACACTCTAGCAGATCGTGCCAGAATCATTGGCAAAGGCGGTATTACGGATCGACAAGAAATAGAAAAACTATTAAGACTCTCAGTAAAAGGACAAAAACAATTCGACGACCTAATTCCAGAAGTAAAGAAAAATGTCTGGGCTGCTGAGACTATAGATATGGATCATATTGAAGATTTGGAAGATCAATTTAATGCTATACATAGACCTTGGCGTGAAATACATGATCCAAGCGATATTGAGGGATTCAACCAACTCAGTCAAACTGCTCGGAATATTGCCAGGAAAGAGCAGCCCATACGGGATGCTCAGGACGAGGCGGATCGCCTACTGGTAGAGAGTTATCGGAAAAACCCAGGCCTGCTACTAGACCCTACAGAACGGGCCCTGGCTGTAGATCGACTTGGTGAAGCAGCAATTAAAGAATTAGAACAACTAATTCCAACAGTTTCGGCTGGAGGAATACCAACAGATCTCGCAGCCGCATCAGAACTTGCTAAGAATGCTTCTTCTGCATCGGCTGCAACCAATCAGAACGCAAACACTCTAAATCAAGTAGCAAACACTGTATCCACCAATTCCACAATATCATCAAATACCACCAATGTAACTGCTCAAGGAGATTCTAGAAATAACGAAGGTGCATATAGACAAAGACAAAATAAAGATAGCAGGGGAGAAATGTTTGGAGGATAAAAAGAAAACGGGGTGCATTGCTGCACCCCGCTTCAGAGAATCTACAGATAATATAATATTATCCGTCCGACGCCAATTTCTCAAAATATGACAAAGCATCGCTCGCATCAGAATCAGATTCATTTTCTGTATTATCTTCAACAACTTCTGTTGTAGTTTCTGAAACACTTTCAGCAGTTGAAACATCACTGCTAGTTACAGTTGCTCTTGGATTATCACCAATAACTTCATGAAGCCTATTCTTAAGGTCATCATAAGACTTGAAACTGTTTGGATCAACAAACTCACTAAGAGCATATTGCTTCTTCCACAGATCTTCTAATTTTTCATCATCACCAGCATAAAGTTCATTAGCAGAAGCAAACTCCGACTTATCGTAATTTAGAAATCCAGAAACTCTACGGATCTTCAACTTAAAGTCCGCTCCACCCCAAAAATCAAATGGGTTGATAGCGTCTTCATCCTCGAACTCAGGTTGCATTGCTTCCTGAATCTTTGTAAAAATCTTCTGCCCATAACGGTAAAGGAAAACCTTACCTTCGTTTTGAGGATTTGCTGGATCAGATACTATAAGAATATTAGAAACATAATTTGTTCTACGCTTCCTACTTCTTGCAATATCCTTGTCCGACTCAACACCAGAATTCCAGAACTTACTATTCAATTCTGATACAGGATCCTTCTCACCAAGAGTGGTTCGGGAATTTTCAATATACCAACCACCTGGTCCTTGGAATCCGTGAGAATAATACTTTGCCCACGGAAGATCTTCACCTTCTACAGCAGGAAGAAAACGAATAACAGCATAGCCGTTACTGGACTTGTCCAACTCTGGACGCCAGAAACGATCATCCTTGTAGGATTCCTTGCTATTCATTTCTTCTAATTTTGATGTGAGGGAAGATATACTACTTTTTGATCTTTTCTTAAAATCTGCAAATGACATATTTTTTCTCCTTTATTATGGGATCTACCCATTTCTATTGTTTACGGGAACTCCCCGCTTCTAAAGACTCTACTAATTATACGAGACAAACTACGATTGTCAAAATATTAAATTGGTAATACTGCACTTTTTTTGGATAATATATTTAACTTAATGCCTTCGATCTCAAGTTTTTCTTTTATTGGTTTTGATAATTGTTTAGCCACTATGGTTGGATCTAATCTATTAAGTTCACAAACTGCAAGAGTGGCATCAATATAACTGCCATCATTTTCTCTTACATACTTTTCAATTTTCTCTGAAATGTCTTTCAACTCTTCATTAAATATATTCATAAAAATCACTCCTTTGTATTTAGTACCAAAATACCATAACCTCTCATACTAATCAACACTTATCTTATATATAATTAAGAATCTTATTAATTTTTATTGGGAGTACCTGAAACATGGCAGTAGGCACACAAAGCGACGCAGGACAAACTGGCGATAATATTGTAGTTGGTGGTGCAACATATACAATTGCAACCGATTGGCAAACTTACGGCGGAACTGGTTTCTCGGCTGCGCATGTTCAAATAGTAAAACCTGGCTGGGGCGATACAGACACTACCTATAGAGTATCAAAAGAACATCCCCTTCCTGTACAATTATATGATAATAGTGCTGGATATACTGCTGCTTTGATTAATGCTGGTGGTGCCTTAAACATTACTGGTGGCGTTCAACTAGCAAATAATTATGTTAATGTGGGTGTAGTTGGAACTGATTTATCTGCTGAAGGAACTCAAGCAATAAAAAGTATTATCCAAATTGTTGGTCCAACATTTGGAGCATCTGGTCCTACTGGATATCGCCCCCACACATGGACTGAAGATTCGTTCATGCCAATTAAAGTTACAGGATCTGTAAAGGGACAACATCCTGATGGACGATTTGGAGTTACTTTCACCAGAGCAGAGGTGAGACAATTATATGCTGGTCCAATAGGATGGCCAGGTTATGGTGGAACATGGATTGGTTATACTGCTGCGTTAAATCTAGGAGCAGATGCTAGAGTAGCAAAAGGATTACCAGAATTTGATATTGATCAAATAATGGTTCAAGGTATATCTGGTGGCACTCCAGTTGGAATTACTGCACAAAGTGAAACTGGTCTTCTTACAAGACGAATGGAATCTAGGTATACACGCTTAACTGGTGCAACATGGGCCGATGTAAAAGACTCTATTGCGGTTGAAGGTTTTGCTGGAATGACTGCTATTGCCATTACTGGTGGTGTGGTGATTCATAAGCAACCTCATGGTGGTAGTTTTGAAGTTAGAGATTTAGAAGCATCTAGAGATAGTGTTTCCATGTATAGTGCTGATGGATCTACAGCAGCACAAGTAAAACTACTAAGTGGTAATGGAACACCAATTGGTGTCTCTGCTGGTGCATTAAAGGTTGCAATCGATAATGGATCATTTACTGCAAATGTAACAATAGGTGCAATCACAGGTGTTACAAATTCTGACGAACCACCACTGAGGGTTATGGGAGCAACATCATCAACTCATGCAGGTCTTGCAATAGATCCAATCATTGTTAAGGGAAATCAGAGTGATGGTTCCTTAGCAGTTTCTAGTACTTCTGGATTAAACATTAGATCATTAGTAGATACTGATGTTGTTTCTCTTGGTGGCCAGGCTGGTACAAATCTTGGTGGTATAAGATCAACCACAGATAATATTGCATCCAAAACATCATCAATACAAGGCGATATGTCTCAAACCAGAATTAGTTCTGGAATCATTAAAGATGTTGTATCTGGAGCAACTGCAATTCGAGCAGAAATTGTAAGAATT